ATTAGTTTAGCAACAGCCACTTCATGCACGTTCTTGGCTTTGGCGATGCTGAGATGTAGATGGCCGCCAGTGGTGAGGCTGCCGGTGTTTCCGACTTTACCGATAGGGTCGCCGAGTTTGATTGCGTGACCGATAGCGAGGTTTGGTTTTGCTTCAAGGTGAGCGTAGAGAACCCACAGCTTGTCGGTGGTGCTTTGAATGATGCAGTTGCCGAGGCCGTCTGACCAGAAGTTTGCGACGATTTTGCCAGCGGTTATGGCCGGGATGATTTTGCCAGTGCCAGGTGCCCAGTCTTGGCCGCGGTGAGGGTTCTTACGATAGGAGGCCATGTTGCCGAACTCGTCGCCACGCGTCGATGCTGGGAATGGTTCTTTGTAGATGCTCAAGCCATGCTCCGACTTAGGAAGGTGATGATGACTGAGACGATGACTGCGCTGGAGATGCTAGTGATCCATGCTGATTGCCAGCGTGCTTTCTCGAGGTCGCGGATGCGTGCTTCATGGTCGGCAATGATTTCCAGACGTGCCTCAATAACTGCCAGACGGTTTGAGATGTCTGCCAGGAGTGTTGGAGTTGTCGCGCGTGGCGAGTCCTCAGCCATTACTCAGCGTCGGGGGTTACTTCAGCAGGCTTTGGCTTTGGGGCTGGCTTTGGCTCGGCTGGAGATGGGAATGGTGCGTGAGATACGTTGCCCATTAGTTTTCCTTTGGTAGTAGGGTCTGGTGGCAACCGCCACATTCGGCTTTAACCGGGTGGTCATCGCCAAAGTCATAAACTGTCTCGAAGTTGGGGCAATCGGCTTTATTGCAAACAAAGATGCTCATTAGACTCCTTGATACATGATGGTAAACGTGAAATACGAGGTCGAAGTAGTTGCCCAAGTGAATGGGTTAGTAGCTGTCTGGCTTGAGAGAGTAGCCGTTGCGCCTGCCGTTCCAATAGTCTGCATACGAGCAACCGATGGTGCCGAGCTTGTAGCGAAGACTGAACCAAGATAAGACACCGATGCACCCGCGTCTCGCATAACGCAAGTCCCAATGGTGCCGGTGCGTAGCGAGCTTGCAATGTCGACCGGCAACGAGATTGAAAACTGACCGCCTACTGTTGGCGTCGTGCCCATAGTGACGTAAACCTGAGCAACGATTGTCTTGCCAATGCGTGCATAATACGCTGAGGTCGTAGCACCTGAACCTTGAGTCAAGTTAGTAAAGGTTGGTGTCCACGCATTCCAGGCGATGTCAAAGGTTACCCAGGCACTTCCGTTGTATACCTGAAAGTGATCGCTAGCCGTTAGGTAAACAACCATTCCCTCGTTCGGCGATGTTAGAGCTGCATCTCGAGCGGCAGAGTTAGTAAACACTATGACCGATTGGTTCATTAAGTAAGTGTTTATGTCGCTGGCCAGTGCCGGCGTTCCTGATACAAATGTTTGATATGCCATTTAGATACCTCTCCATAACTCTACTGATATAGTCCAAGATGTCGGCGTAATGCGGTCGATTTGTCGCGTAACAAAATAAGTGTCGGTAAAGACAATTCCATTTACATCGTAAGTGACAATGTTTGGGTCAAACAGTCGATCAACTAGCCACCAATCCCAAAGTTGCCCAGGTCTTGAAGCTGCGTCAAAACTTAGTGACTCTACGCGTCGAAGTGTAGTCGTAAGGTTTAGTCTGTCTAGCCAAAGTTGCAAGCCGGTTACGTCGTCCATCGGCACGTCTACATCCAAGGATACTGCGCCATATAGGTCATATGCGTCCTGATTGCGTTGAGTGAGTTGGCCGCCTGCAGAGTTGGTAGCAATAACTTCATTTGGTAAGTCTCTCGAGTCTGCCTTCATTGCTAGCTCAGTCATGCAAATATGGTCAGCGGCAAGTGAATGAATGCTAGAGAACTCAAACGAGAAACCGAGAATAATATTGGCCAAGTCTTCTTCTGAGGCATAGCGCATTGTGCCATCGCGTTGCAGCCACAGGGCACCAAGGCTTGCAGTTAGGCAGTCGTGTATGATCTCGCCGACAGTGGTATTTGTATAAGTTTTGGCAGCCAAGTAATACATATCGGCGTTTGAGTTGGGAACTATTCCTGTGTAATAAGTATTTGCCATGTCGCTAATGACTTCGCTTGGTAACTTGGTCAATGCTGGCACAACATAGCTGGCTACTTTTCTATTTAGAAAGTCTTGCATGGCGTCTACAGCGTGAATGGTGACGACATTGGTGCCTTGCTCGTTGTAAGTTGCGCTGTAATTGCGAATGTAACCGTTCCAGATTTCCTCAAAATAGCCGGGAATAGTGTCTGGCAGCGTCTCCGCGCTTATGCGTATTTGCGTCCCTGCGTGAATGAGGCCAGAGCTAAAAGGGTCATAAGTTGCGCCTTGCATTCTAATTGTGGCGGTCGATGATGAAGGTGAGACAAAGATTCCTGACTCAACCTCGCAGCCCTTATTTAGTGTGATATCAAAGCTCTCACAAAGTAAGTCTGTCCATGCGGCACTCGAGGGGTTAGTATCCCAGACTCCGCCATCATCCCAGTAGTTGACTCCCCAAATAAACGTGTTAAGAGCCGGAATGTAAAACTCAATTTTGATACCGGTTCTAATGTTGAATACATCATTCGCCATTAGATCGTGACCGTTCTCCCACGACTTACTTCAAAGCGTCGAATAGCCTGGACAATTTCCTCACCGGTAATGCTGGCTCGGTTGATGTTGATGGTGTAAGTGTTGCCACCATTAAGGTTGCCAAGGCGGTCTAGTGGAATGATTGCTTCGGCTTTACCAGCTTCAGCAACGTTTACGATGCTTCCTCCTGGCGATGGCATAACAACACCACCGTCAGCTAAGCGAGGGATTTTGATGTGTTTGAATGTTGGGATATTGAAGCCGAGTGTTTTACCGCCGATGAATGGCACCCAGTCCGGCACTTTGAACTTAAGGCTGTTCAATGCGTTAGGAATAAGGTTGATTCCGTCAATCACGCCATTAGTGAAGGATTCGAAAATACCAATCCACATGTTGATTGTTTTCTTGAACCATGATCCGATGCCGGTGAAGGCGTTGGTGATTCCCTTGCCCATGTCGGCAAATCCGTTGATGAGTGGCAGGAATAGTTTGACGAGGCCGCCAAGAACGAAAGCCAATATCTTGATGATTGGCACGAGTAGAACGGTGAGCAAGTCAATGATTGGCTCAACGACCGGCATGAGTGCTGTGAATAGTTCCAGGAGCGGTGGCAGGATGGCCTCAATGAGTGGAAGCAAAGCATCGACGAGTTTTATAACAATCGGGGCGAGTCCCTCAATGACTTTGGCAAACGTAGGAGCCAACTTGGTAACTATTGGCCCGAGGGTTGTCATAAGTTGGGTGAGCACCGGCAAGAATGCTGCACCGATTGTTTCTTTTGCTTCGTCGAGGGCGATTGTGAACTTGGCGAATGGGCTTGCGCTAGTTCCAGCTGCGCCAGATACCGACTTGGCAAAGTCGTCAATGCCACCTTTAGTTGCCTTCAGCTGGGGTGCCATTTTGTAAAGAGCAGTGGTGTTTCCGTTTGAGGCCTGCTCGAGAGCCTTCATTACCGTTCCAAGTGGCTTGCCGGTCGCAGCTGCACCATCCAGAGCAATCTTTAGTAGATCTTGGGCTTTGCCTAGATCTCCAGTGGAGCGAACAGCATTAGCCAGAGCTGGGCGAAGAACATCGTCGGCAACGCCAGCAGACATGGAAGTAGCAGTGATCCAGTTTTCGTTAGATTTTATTTGCGCATCGGTCGCAGAGGTTGAAGTTTTGATTTGGAGGGCAAGTTTATCCTGGGCAATTTGGTCTTCTGAAGCGGCTTTCGCTGCATCCGTCAAACCCTTCACAATGGCCACGAAACTAATCGCACCTATCGCTGCGCCAAGTCTCTTAGAAACGCCTTCAGTGGTCTTCTGGAAGCCAGTCAGCTGCCCTTGAGCATCGCTGATACCTGATTTGAGGCCTGCTGCATTAGCAACAAACTTGAAGTTTAGAGTTGCGGCCATTCGGTTTCACCTCGACTCGAACTTAACGCCTTTATGAATGCTAAATATTCGTAAAGTGTCAAGGCCTCGAACTCTGTTGGACTCATGCGAGTAGCAACACAGAACTCCGCTTTGCGTCGAGCTTGCTCCTCTCTTATTCTTTTGGGTCGGCTTCTACACCTCCGAACAAAGCTGAGGCTTCCTCCAGGGAGAGGCTTCCGGCTTGCTCGAATGTATAGTTTGGATCAGTGCGTTTCTTGTAAACAAAAATGATGGCTTTGAAGGCTCGACCACGTGGTGCATCGTCGGCCATGATTGAGTCGATGTTTCTTGAGGTCAGTTGCTCGATGAGTTCAATCTCGTTGAGCGTCATGCTGTTGAAGTCGATGTTTGCCATTTTTATTCTCCGAGTCCGTATTTGTTGATGAGGTTTTGAAGGTCTCGCTGGTAGTTAGCGATGATTTCCTCATAAGTGTAACCCAACGCTTTAGAAAAGAATGGTTGGGGCTTGATGTTTCTGACCGTTCCAGGCGCTAATGTTCCCCTATGGCTAGAACCAACAACCGACCATCCCCAGTGAATAGGGTTGGCATACGGCACGCGAGCAAGGCCAGCTCGAGCTTCTGCATACTTAGTGCTTTTGGACGCTTTTAGCGTTCCTAGTAACGCGCCAGTGCGGACGGGCACCAACGGACGAGCCCTGCTCAAAAGAGTTTCCGCTGCGTGTAAGTTCGCTTCGAGTAAGTCTGCTTTATCCGCCTCGAGAGCCTTGAGTTGCCTGTTGAGCAACCCAAGACCTTCGATTTGGACAGAACCGCTCGAGATTGTTTCCCGAGCCATGTTTACTAGCTGGTCTTTTTGGTGAGGCCGAAGTAAACCGGTGGGGTCGCTGATGGGGTGTGAACAG